GGCTACTGCTGAGGAGTGAAACATGGCTCGACGTAACGCAAATTTAGCTGGCCTTGCCGCATTGGGCGCGTTGGGCTATCAGTTGTACAACCAAAGCAAAGGCAAAAAGGGTGGCGCTCCAGTAGAGGATCGCGTGCTGGAAGATTTGTCTGATCGTGATGGCGGTGGTATTACCGCTATTCGTGAAAGTTTGGAAGACACATCCGACCAAGATGGTGGCGGCATTACCGCAATTCGCCCTTCCGCCCAAAAGACTGTAAGCGCACCTCCCTCTCCCGCGATGATGTCGAGGGAGGAAGAGGCTTTGATTCGTGCCAAAGGTGGCCCCCGGGGAACTCGTTACTTGCCCAAAAACGAGCCGGATATGAGCGCCTACAAGCCGCGCCGTAGCGCAGACCAGATTGGCGCTCCTCGTCAAGTTGGTGGCCCTCGCCCCACGACCCGGGAAGAGCGTATAGACTCCATCCCCACAGACGCAGGCAAATACGCTCCTGTCAGCGGTGAAAAAATTGACAGCACTGAGCTTGGTCGCAATGCATCCAACATCATGAATGCCACCGCTGGCCTGAGTGTCCCCGGTTATGTTAGCAAGATGACACAAGCTCAATACAACGCTCGTGCCGCCGCTCGCCGCGCCGCAGGCGAACTGACTGAAGCTGAAATCGCCGCAGCAAAAGCCGCGCAACGTGAAAAAAAGACATTGAACCCAATGGCTTGGATGGCCGGTCCAAAGGGTATGGCTGAGAATTTTAAAAAAGGCGGGGCTGTAAAGGCCAAGTCTGAAAAAGCCGAGAAGCCTTCCGCCAAAGGGTGGGGCAAGGCTCGTGGCGTCCGCGCAGCAAAATACTATTGAGGTGCAATCATGATGGATGAAGAACTGGAAAAGAAAAAAACCAAGGGCGACTCCGTCTGGACTGAAGAGTCCGGCATTCCTGTTCCTCAAGAGCCTGATGGCGGCATCCTGAAGCCCAAAAAGCCTGTCAAGAAGGCCGCTGGCGGGTATGTCAAGGCCGCAGATGGCTGTGCCCAGCGCGGTAAAACTCGTGGAAAGATGGTGTAAACATGAGCATATTCAGAGACATTGCTGGTTCTTTGGGCGTCCTGCCGCAGATTGCCGCTAAGGGCGGCAAGAACGCCGGGTTTGCTCTTGGTATCCTCCCCGGCCTGATGTACCGGAATCAATACGACGAAGACGAGCCAGCAGCCCCTGCCGCTCAACAACAAGCGGCTGGCATGAAGAAGGGCGGCAAGGTCTCTTCAGCTTCCGCTCGTGGCGATGGTTGCTGCGAGCGTGGCAAAACCAAAGGCCGGATGGTTTAAACATGATGTCCAGCCGTGGCATGGGGGCCATAAACCCCAACAAAATGCCCGGGCCGAAGCGTAAGGCTCGGCGAGACGACACCGACTTTGATGAGTACGCAAAGGGCGGAAAAACAAAGTCCAAGGTGAATCAGGCTGGCGTCTACACCAAGCCCGGTATGAGAAAATCTTTGTTTGAGTCGATCAAGTCCCGTGCGGTTCAAGGAACCGGTGCGGGTCAGTGGTCAGCCCGCAAGGCTCAACTGTTGGCAAAACAATACAAAGCAAAGGGTGGGGGCTACAAGTGAAAGACCCTCAGCAATCGCTCAAGGATTGGGGTGCCCAAAAGTGGCGCACTAAGTCCGGAAAGCCGTCCTCCAAGACGGGTGAGCGATATTTGCCTGAAGCGGCCATCAAAGCCCTGTCCCCCGCCGAGTATGCCGCCACAACCAAAGCCAAGCGTGCTGGAAAGAAGGCTGGGAAACAGTTTGTTGCCCAGCCCAAGAAAATCGCACAAAAGACATCGAGGTATAGGTAATGGCAAACACTTCCGGCACATCAGCATTTAATCTTGACCTGACTGATCTGGTTGAGGAGGCGTTTGAACGTGCCGGTTCAGAACTCCGCACGGGCTATGACTTGCGCACGGCCCGTCGCAGTTTAAACATCATGTTTGCCGAGTGGGCTAACCGTGGCATCAACATGTGGACGATTGAGCAGGGAACCATTGATCTGGTTCAAGGCCAAAGCACCTACGCCCTGCCCAATGACACGGTTGACTTGCTTGAGCACGTGATCCGTACCGGTGCAAACGTAGCGGCGACGCAGGCTGACCTGACAATCACCCGGATCAGCGTCTCCACATACGCCACACTGCCTAACAAGCTCCAGCAATCCAGACCCATTCAGGTTTGGATTCAGCGTTACAACGGCCAGCAAAGCCCGACCGGACTGTCTTTGAGCGGGTCAATTACCTCAACCTCCACTGAAATCACTCTGGACTCTGTTGTTGGCCTTCCCGCCGCAGGGTTCATCAAGATTGATAACGAAATCATTAACTACGGTTACATATCAGGGAATACCCTATATAACTGTTTCCGTGGGCAAGACAACACAACCGCCGCATCACATAGCGGTGGTTCTGTGTACTGGATGCAGGTTCCGGCCATTACTGTGTGGCCCACGCCTGACAATGCCCAACAGTACCAGTTCGTTTACTGGCGTCTGCGCCGCACGCAGGATGCGGGTGGTGGTGTAAACGTGATGGATGTGCCCTTCCGCTTTGTGCCCTGCATGGCGGCTGGTCTGGCCTTCTATCTTGCAGGCAAGCTACCCACGGGGTATGAGCGCCTCCCGACACTCAAGCAACAGTATGACGAGGCATGGCAATTTGCCGCCGGTGAGGATCAGGAAAAGGCCGCAATCCGCTTTGTGCCCCGCCAGCAGTTCATTGGGAGCACGTACTAATGGGTAACCGGTTTGCTTCCGGTAAATATGCAATCGCACAGTGTGACCGGTGCGACCAGCGGTATTTGCTCAAGCAACTGCGCCGGGAGGTCATCAAGACCAAGAATTACGAGCTTCTGGTGTGCCCGGAGTGCTGGGACCCGGATCAGCCACAGCTCCAGCTTGGCATGTATCCTGTGGACGACCCACAAGGTTTGCGCAACCCCCGGCCAGACCGCAGCTATATTCTTTCTGGAACGAGCGGCCTGCAAATCACAACTGGGACGGGGCCGGACGGCACTGGGTCGGTTGAAGGTGGTAGCCGCATTTTCCAGTGGGGCTGGAATCCCGTGGGCGGCTCACGAGCGAATGACGCTGGTTTAACGCCAAATAATTTGATTTTGTCTTTGAGTTTGGGTACAGTCACTGTTACTGAAACAGCTCCAGCAAGCACTACTACCATCAATTTTGCGGCGGTTGTCACAGGTTTGTTGCAGGCTGCTGTGAATACAAACCCGGGCAAACAGTTGTTTAAAGACACGGTAGTTTTGGGGCGCCCGCTGGGGGCAATTGTGAACGGGGTTACGATATCGTCTGCGGATGCGCTGGCGTACAACAAATGGTATAACAGAGTGGCTATACCAATAGATCAGGTTGCTTACATTGTTGGCACACTGAATCCGTATATGCTTGCAAATAGCAGCGCATACTCGGCGTATTTGATTTTTAGCTGAAGGAGCTAATCATGGACAAAAAGCAGGTCAAGGCTATTGCCGACAAAGAAGTGAAATCGCACGAGAAACGCATGCATCCCGGCGCGAAAAAAATGGCCGCTGGTGGCAAAACGAACGCCCAGATGCTCAAATACGGTCGTAATATGGCCAAGGTCATGAACCAGCGTAATGTTGGTCGCGGAGGCTGATATGTCTATTTACAAAGTTCCCAAGAAGGTTCCTAACGTCGTGGTGGGTGAAGAGCCTGCAAAGACCACGATGAAGAAGGCCAACGTCTCGGTCGCCAACGTGCGTAGCCAAGACTATCCGCCCACCAAGACCAGCGGCATTAAAATCCGTGGAACTGGTGCGGCAACCAAGGGCGTAATGGCTCGCGGCCCTATGGCTTGATATGAACTACAGTGAACTTGTCACCGCCGTAACCGACTACACGGAGAACACCGTCCCTCAGTCGAATATGGATACGTTCATCCGTCAGGCTGAACAGCGTATCTATAACACGGTGCAGTTCCCTTCGTTGCGTAAGAACGTGACAGGTTCAACTTCGACTGGCGTCAAGTATTTGTCGTGTCCGGGTGATTTCTTGGCCACATATTCCATGGCTGTCATTGATGCGTCTGGGAACTACGAGTACCTTTTAAACAAGGATGTGAACTTCATCCGACAAGCGTACCCCAATCCAAACGATCAATCGATACCAAAGTACTACGCCATCTTTGGCCCGACGGTATCTGGCACGACCATCAGTGATGAGTTGTCGTTTATCTTGGGGCCGACGCCAGACTCCGTGTACTCGGTGGAGTTGCATTATTATTTTTATCCCGAGTCTATTGTCCAGAGCGCAATATCAACGTTTGGAGCAATTACTGGTGGAAGTTTTTACACAAACGGCACATACTTCAATGTTCCGTTGACGGGTGGAGCGGGGTCATCGGCGACCGCCACCATTGTTGTCTCTGGCAATTCGGTGTCTTCAGTGACACTAACAAACGGCGGTTCGTATTACTCGGTTGGCGATACATTGTCATGCCTTCCATCAAATATTGGCGGGACGGGGAGCGGGTTTAGTGTTCTTGTAAATACCGTATCTAACGCAGACGGTCGCACTTGGTTGGGCGACAACTTTGACAGTGTTCTTCTGTATGGCACGCTGGTTGAAGCGTACACCTACATGAAGGGCGAGGCCGACATGATGACGTTGTACAACACTAAGTACAACGAAGCACTTGCTATGGCTAAACGTCTGGGTGACGGCATGGAGCGTCAGGACGCCTATCGTTCTGGTCAATATAGACAGGCGGTGACCTGATGGCTTTTACCGGCAACTATTCCTGCAATACGCTCCGGGCTAACTTAATGACCGGGGCGATTAACTTTTCCACGGATACTTTCTATCTGGCGCTGTACACCAATGCGGCGACATTGAATGCTGCAACGACGGAGTACACTCTAATTGGAGAGGCGTCTGGAGGGACTTATACCCCCGGCGGCTTACCTATAACCGCCACAGTCCAGTCTTCAGCCACTTCATCCGGAAGTACCACCTACGTTACCTTTTCTTCTCCGTCTTGGAGTGGAGTCATCACGGCGCGAGGCGCTTTGATTTATAAAGGGGGAGCTAACGGTGCTGTGTGCGTGCTAGACTTTGGCAACGACAAAACCTCAACTTCCGCTTTCACCGTGCAGATGCCAGCCAATACATCCACGTCTGCCCTCATTCGCCTTACCTAAGGATTTGCCATGTCCATTGAAAAAGCATTCTCTACCGACACCGTCAGCGGTTCTTTGATCCGTAGCGGCCAGCCCGAAGACCAGTTGATGGCTCTGGGCAAATTCACTATGGAGTGCTACGACTCCGAGGGCAAGCTGAAATGGTCTGCCGAGAACCACAACCTTGTGGTGAACGTCGGTCTGCAATACATGTGCGGTACGGCCCTGACCTCGGTTGCCCAGATCACGACTTGGTACATTGGCCTGTACGGTGCTGGCGCGTCTAACACCCCCGCCGCTGGTGACACCATGTCCTCCCACGCTGGCTGGACGGAAGTCGTGCCATATAGCAACGCAACTCGTCCTACATGTACTTTTGCAACCGCAACGACGGCCAATCCCTCGGTGGCTACGAACTCCGCCTCGGTCGCGGTGTTCAACATCAACGCCACGGCTACCGTTGGTGGGGCATTCCTGACCAGCAACAACACCAAGTCTGGCACGACGGGCACGTTATTCTCCGCCGCTGATTTCACGGGCGGCGACCGCTCAGTTGCCTCTGGCGACACCCTGAACGTGACCTACACCCTGAGCTTGGCTGGCTGATAGAGACGGCGATGATCAAGATTGATTTCGAGTTTGAGACCCAGTATGGAAGATTCGCGGATGCTCTGCATCTACCGGACGACCACAACTTGTCCGGCGCAGAAATCGCTGCTATGAAACAGCAACGCTTGGACAACTGGATCGCCGTTATTACCGCACCGCCCCCCGACGAACCTCCAGCACCGGAGGTGTAAATGGCAAACCGCTATTGGGTTGGTG